ATCATTGATGACCCTCACAAAGCCGGTGAAGCCAACAGCGACACGATGCGGAACAACATCATCGAATGGTTCACGACTACAATGGAATCACGCCTGAACAGCAGAACGACGCCAACCATCATCATCATGCAACGACTACACGAAAACGATTTATCCGGCTATCTGTTAAACGGTGGTAACGGTGAAGAATGGACACACCTGAACATCCCCGCATTGGATTCAGAGAACAACCCATTGTGGGAGTTCAAACACACGCGTTTGGATTTACTAAGAATGAAAGCGTCTAATTCGTACATGTTCGCCGGTCAATATATGCAAACACCGGCACCATTGGGCGGTGGTATCATCAAACAATCATGGATTAAAAAGTCGTATGATGTGCCGGCGCTGTCTGAATTCGATTACTTCTTTTCGACTGCAGATACAGCACAGAAAACGAACACTTGGAACGATTATTCGGTTCTGATGTTTTGGGGCATGTACGATGATGAATTGTGGCTGTTGGACATGCGCCGTGGAAAATGGGAATCACCACAGCTTCATTCAGAGTCAATCGCATTCTTTAATCGACACAATACCGGCAAATTCAGAAAGTTTTGGATTGAGGATAAGTCATCGGGCATCGGATTGATTCAGGATTTACGAAAAGAAAATCTTCCGGTCGGTGAGATGAAAGCTGAAAAAGACAAAATCACACGAACGATGAATGTCACGCGCTATCTTGAAAATGGTCAGGTGAGAATCGACGCGTCCATACCTGACATCGACATTTTAGAACATGAGTTGTTGACGTTCCCGAATGCGAATCACGATGACTGTCACGATACGTTCGTTCATGGTCTGACACAAGCATTTGTCATTGGTGAAGCACAATTTTTCTTCGGGAAACAAGGATAACCCGCAAACCGCCTATTTTCCGCACTCACGAAGGGGGTTCGGGAGGGGGTCACGGAGGGGGTTCGGGACAAGAGGAAGAAGAAGAAGAAGAGGAAGAAGAATACACTTAGGGGAACGATGATGCGATTATCTGTTGGATTCACACGTCTTTGAAAAAATGGTACAATATCGAATTACAAAATAAAAAGGACAGAACATGGCTAAATCACGAAGCGTCTTGAAACAAGACATCGACGGAATCAATGCACAACTATCAGAGGAACAACGCGTTCAATATCTTGACAGTGCATCAGCGAAAGACTTGACGGCAGTGTTGGCAACAGTTACGGCATTACTTGAAAGTGAACCGGAACAAGAAACTGAAACACCCGATGAGGTTGCCGGAAACGTACCTGATAACGCTGAAAGCAATTCAGACGATGAAGTTGTCGCGGAAGATGAAACAATCGTTCCTGATGAAGCTGACGACGTTGAACTTAAAGATGAAAGCGGTGTTGAAATGAAACAATGCGCCGGAAATCATTCAATGTACCCGAAAACGGTTCACAACTTTCCAACCAAATGGGGCGGTCGTTATTCTCGCGAACATTTAATCTCTAAACGCTTATTAGCAAAATAAAAGGATAATCAATGCCGAAAGACATCAAGACAACAAGAGCGCCCGACTACACGAAACACAGAAGTGATTGGACAACAATTAAAGATTGTCTTGATGGACAGACAGCAATCAAAGCCAAAAGCACTGATTATCTACCTTTTCCGGTGGCATTAGATGACAGCATCCGAAAGGGTGATGAATTCAAATCACAATATTCGATTTACTTGGAAGGGGGCGTGTTCGTTAATCACACCTCACAAGCGGTCGAAGATTTGGTCGCCGGTATTTTCAAGCGCGACCCAATTTATGCAGAACTTCCAACAGAATTGGACGACTTTGACGTGAACACATTATCGCGTGAATTGACGTTAAAGACGACTTCATTTGGAAGGTCATTCGCATTGGTCGATTATCCAACCACAGACGGACAGCCAACGCGTGACCAAGAAAACAAACTGAACATCCATGCATTCGCGGTGGTATATGACCCGACTGATGTTTTGGATTGGGAAATGGAACGCATCGGTGGAACCAACACACTGAAACGTGTTGTGTTGCATGAAACAGTTGTGTCAGAAGATGGGACAACGAATGAATCACAGTTCCGTGAATTAGAAATGATTGAAAATGTTTACACGGTCACGATGTATGACAAAGACGGTCAGCAGAAAGGTGATTCAGTTCAACCGATGGCAATGGGTTCAACGCTTGACCATATCACCGGAACATTTGTGGGTGTTGTTTCTAATTCAGAAGCAATCGACAAATCGCCGGTTCTTGGAATCGCTCAATCGAATATCAAGCATTATCAGACATGGGCGGAACTGAACCACGTTCAAACGTACATGGGACATCCAACATTGGCAATCACCGGCGCACCAACCGGATTCATCAAGTCAGCAAAAGACAACAATGTTCGCATTGGTATCGGTGCATCAAACGCATTGGTCATCGAAGGGGATAAGGCAACAGCAAACATTATCGAAATCAATGGTGCAAATATTATCCACTTTAAAACACTCGACAAGTTAGAACAAAGCATGACAGACCAAGGCGCACGGCTTCGTTCATCAAACAAAAGTGGTGTTGAATCAGGTGAAGCATTACGCATCAGAAATTCAGGTGACAATTCTGTGATGGCTTCGATTGCAACAAATGTTGAAACAGCGGTTGAAGATTGTGTCGGTTTTGCATCTGAATACATGGGTGTTACAAATCCGGACAAATGGAGTCTTGATTTAAACAAAGAATTTATTGGTGAAACACTTGATTCAACAATCGTTCGTGAATTATCAGCATTAGTTTCAGCCGGTCAAATTCCGGTGTCAATCCTTCATGATTATTTGAAGCGTGTTGGCGTTCTGAAAATTGATGTTGATTCAAAAGATTTAATTTCACAAGCGAAAGAAGAAAATCCGGTCAACGTGCCATTCGATAATCCAACGATTGAAGAATAACGATGCCGACCGGTGAAGATATACTCACACAGAGAGCCATCGACGGTGAAGCCAATGAAGTTGTTGCGGAAGCACAAAAGATTGTGTCGTCAGTCGCATCGGCATTCGTAGCGGGTCAAGCATTTGAACTGACGAAACGCAAAGCCGAAAAGCTGATGAACGATGGATTGCTGTCACTGAATTCATTGATTCAATCGACCGCACAATCGTTCGGCGAAGTTGGCGCGAACAAAAACTTGACCAACAAATTGAAGTTCAGTCAGAAAGAAATCAAAACGTTGGTTAATCAATCATTGAATACCGGTGCAACATTACCCAACACCCTGAAAACATCACGCCTGAACAATGTCGGTCGCATGTCAAGAGAAATGGCACGACTGAATGCCATTGGCGAACCCGTGGAAGCGATACAACGTCAAATCATCGGGACAAAGCGTTCAGGATATAAAGACGGCTTTCTTGGTGCCATGATTGGAAGTCAGGAAACATTGTCGCGGACATCAAACAAGATGGCTGATGAAGTTGCGAACGATGCGAACCGTCAGAAGAATCCGGATGTGATTGGTTATATTTGGACATCGACATTGGATGGGAAAACCTCATCAACATGTCAATCCCTTAATGGCAAAACTTACTATTATGACAAATCAAGCGTCAAGCCATTACCACCGGCACATCCGAATTGTCGTTCATCAACAGAACCGATTCTTCACAATGGCACACCACGCGGTGACGTGCCGGAAGTGGAGTCGGTGAAAGATTGGGTCAAGAACAATCCAAAAGAGGCTGAACAAGCCATGGGCGCAACACGCTATAATCTATTCACTGACGGCAAATTGAAGATTGACAGATTCACGGATGCACAGTTTGAACCGATTCGTTTGGAGGGAATTAAAAAGCAAAACGCGGTTGGGTTCAGTCGTGCGGGTGTGACGTTGGATGAAAATGGTCGTCCGGTTACGCCATCAACACCAAAGACACCACCGAAAGCAAAGAAAGCTGTCATTCCAAAACGTGATGTGGCGTTCAAGTATGAAGAACTTCCGGATTATGAGGACAGCCCACACATATCCAATTCAAAAACGCGTGTGGTTGTGCGAATGGACACAGCAACGCCAAAGCAAGCTGAAAAAGCTCAAGCAATGGGAAAAGCAACAGCCGGTTCAATGCAACACTATTCAAAGGGCATTGGTGAACGTGATGAAATCAAAGTTAAAGCATGGAGCAATGGAAACATTGAAACAGAATATACAATTTTTGACAAATCAAATAATGAGTTATTGAACATGCAACGAATATCAGATGGTGTCACAATGCAACATTCATATTTAAAGCTTGACACGCAATTTCAAGGAACCGGAATTGTGAAGCAAACATTCGGTGATTCATTCAGGGAATATCAGAAACAAGGGTTGAAAAATGTTGCAGTGTCAGCGAACATCAATCGTGGTGGATATGTTTGGATGAAGTTCGGATTCACCCCTAAAAATGCAAAAGTATTTCACGAATCAATGGCGTATCACTTAGATGACATCCTTCCATTGGTGTCAAAAGATAAGGCTTTAGTAGCGCGCATAAAAAGAGATAAAGAAAAGGCGATTCAATCTAATGGAAAGGGCGACAAGACAGCGTTGATGAAGTGGGCGCAAAAAGGTGATGAGGAATACAAAAAAGACATGGCGGATTCACTAGATGGATTCAGTTGGTCGGGTAGTATTGACCTGACAAACGATAAACACATGAAATCTGTGTTCAAATATTTGGATGAATAATGATTAAAACAACACCTGAAATGGAAGCGTTCTTCAAAGCTGAAAAGCCGTTGAGCGCAAAAGAACAATAAGCATTCGAGGCGATGCAGTTACAAAATGAAAAGTTTAAAATCGAAATGTTGCATGATGTTCACGATTTGGTTCCATCAGAAAACATCGTCTTTATTGATGAAACTATACAGTCATAATGACGTCAGATTGACATCAAAACGATGTTGTGATAAAATGGGGCAAACACTAAAAGGATTAGAATGTTGAAATACAAAATCGCTTCACTTGATGAGGTTGAAGAACAATATCGTGGGCTATACACAGAAAAAGACGGTGCTTTCTTTTTGACAGTTGATGGGATTCCTGAAAACAACACTGATGATTTGGCGGGACTTCAAAACAAGTCTAAAGAATTACTTGATGAGGTCAAGAAAGAACGTGAGCTT